GCCATCCTTTAACTGTGCAGCAACTAATATGGTATCTGATACCCAACGCCGTGCTGCTGATACTAGAACTCGTATAGCAAACTATTACGTCTCATCATCTGATCTACAGATACAGATGTATACCGGTGCTGATTACTTTAATACCTACGGTTTATTGCCAGCAATGATTGAGATGGATTATGAGACAAACAATCCTCGTATCCGTTTATTAAATCCCTTTGGTGTATACCCTGAGGTAGATAGATTTGGTCGTTGCCTATCTATATCACAGATCATTGCATCCGATGCTGAAACTATCGCTTCCCAATATCCTGAGTATTACGATCAGATAGTTGGTAAGACTGTTTATTCTTACGCATCCCCTTACCTATCTATCGTTAGATACCACGATAAAGATCAAGACTTAATTTTTATACCAGAGCGTAATAACTTAGTTCTATCTAATACACCTAACCCAGTAGGTAAGTGTTTAGCAAGAGTTGCACTTCGTTCATCTTTAGATGGTGAAGCTCGTGGACAGTTTGATGATGTTTTATCTGTTCAGTTAGCCCGTGCTCGCTTTGCAGTATTGCAGATCCAAGCAGCAGAAAAATCTATTCAAGCACCTATTGCTATTCCGCAGGATGTACAGGAGTTAGCACTAGGACCTGATGCGATTATGAGGTCTGCTAATCCACAAGGTATTCGTAGAGTTCCACTAGAACTACCAGCAGGAGTATTTACAGAGTCAGGTGTACTAGAGCGTGAATTAAGATTAGGTTCTCGCTACCCTGAATCTCGTTCAGGTAATATTGATGCCTCTGTTGTTACAGGTCGTGGAGTTCAAGCATTACAAGCTGGCTTTGATACACAAGTTAAAGCAGCACAAGCACAGTTCGCTAGATTATTCCAAGAGTTAACCTCACTTTGCTTTGAAGTAGATGAGGTTGTCTTTGGTAATATGACTAAGACTATTAAGGGAACCGATGACGGTACACCTTATACAATGAAGTACACACCATCTCGCGATATTAAAGGTGAGTATGGCGTAGATGTACGTTACGGCATTATGTCTGGTATGGATCCTAACCGAGCCATCATTGCATTACTACAAATGCGTAGCGATAAATTAGTATCAAGAGATTATGTCCGCCGAGAAATACCAATGGAGTTAAATGTTACGCAAGAAGAACAAAGAGTTGACATTGAAGAAATGCGTGATTCTCTTAGGGTTGCTGTTGCTCAGTATGCACAAGCTATTCCCGCGCTTGCTGCCCAAGGTCAAGACCCATCTCAAATCATTACGAGAATTGCCGAAGTAATACAAGGCAGACAAAAAGGTTTCCAGTTAGAAACTATTATAGAAAAAGCATTTGCACCAGAACCACAACCGGTGGCACCAACAGCACCGGCACTTCCAGAACAATCTAGTATTCCAGCAGTAGGAACGGCCCCCGTTCCTGCCTCGCAGCCAACTGAACAACAACAAAGCGGAGAGGCCCCTGCTGCTGGACCTAGACCTGACATCGCACAACTACTCGCCTCCATTGGCGGAGCAGCATAATAGAAGGAGGTGAAAATGAAAAAGGGAACATTTCAAAAGTCTGTAGAGGTCAAGCCTGTACAAGGCAAGATGGATACAGCCAAGCCAGCAGGTGGAGAAGTTAAGTTCGGCTACACACCAGCAGGTCGCAAAGGAACAAAAGCGTAATTATTTTAATGACAGGAGTACTGGGTGAATAACGATAATAATCTTAATCGCCCAGTACGAACGTCTGATTACTTCGTAATTGCTACAGGATTCGTTTTAAATATAGCATCGGCTATAGATGCTTTAGCAGATGACTTACACCAGTTAGCTGTCTATCATTCAAATCAAAAAAGCCAAGAAGATAAAGTTTGGCAAAAATTTTCGCAAGACTTAGAAACTTTAAAGGAGGAATAATGGCAAGAGGTCCATTAGCTGGCGCATCAGGCCCAGGCAAATTCTCCAAGAGAACAGATATGAGTTTAGGTTCAACATCATACGGAGAAGGCGGCGAGACTGCCGCACTTAATACAGCAGCACCTAAGTCAAAGACTCGTGGCATTGCAGATAATGTAGGTGGAAGACCATCTAATCCTTTACAACAAGTAACTCCAATATTTGCTGATAGTCAAAACAAAGCACAAGATATTATGACTGGTGCTCCTATGGGACCAGGCGCTGGACCAGAAGCACTTGCGATGCAATCTAAATTTGCTAGTCGTAAAACTTCAGATATCTTAGTTGATCTTATTCCATATGATGAAACTGGTGAAATAACAATATTATATCAGCAGGCATTATCTAAAGGTCAATAGTGGCTGAGAATCTAAAAGCAGCAGCATATGCTTCGGGTTTATCGGCAGCAGAGCGTAAGCAAATAGAAGACTTTAATAAGCAACTTCTTGCTCATAGAGAGTTATCTAACTTACCTCCTGATATAGCCAGTAAAGCTGTAACTAAATACACTCCAGATCAACAGAAATCACTTGTTAATTCTTTTGGTGAAGAAACCCCAGAAACAAAACCAAAACAAGGTTGGTTTGGTACTGCTTGGAATTATAGTGGTGGTGCTTTATTAAAAGGCCTTGACTATGTTTCCGATACTTCTACTCGCGTTGCAAGAACTTTACAGATTGCAGTTGAAGAAGGTACTGATTTAGGTAAGGCTTGGAATGAAGCAGGTCTTAGCGGTGAAAGAAAGTTTAATAATGATCGCTTAGAAGATGCTCGTAAAAAGTATGGACAAGATGCAGTAGACATTGCTGTGCGTATTTCTTCTGGTGAAGATCAAACACAGTTAATAAAAGAGGCAACTCCAGAGCAACAAAAATATTTATCTTTAGCATATAAAAAAGCTGGAACACAAGAAGAGCAAGATTTATTTCAGGATACTCTTGATGCAGTTAGTGCTGCTAAGTATTCCCCTGGTAGAGCAGTAGCAAATATTATAGATGCTGTCACTCCTGGTGATATGGTTAAGAATGGATTTCTATACAAAGGTATCTCAGGTTTTGTAGATGCTGCCTATCGTATATTTGCTGATCCACTACTAGTAGCTGGTAAAGCAAAAAAACTTTACGATGTAAGTAAGTATGCCTTAGATGTAGTAGTAGGCGGAAATAAAGTAGACACAGTATTTACGGATACTAAAGTAGTTAATTTTTGGAATGAATACGGTGCTGAATTAACTAACTTAAGAAAAGCACAAACGGATAAAAATACTGCAGCAGCAGTTGCAGCTACTAATCGTCTTAAGATACTAGCACCAGAACTTGGTCCAGATGTAGTTAAGTCTTTCAATAAAGCAGATATCCCAATATCCAATGCTGTTACTGCCAAAGCATTTTTTCAAAATGCAAAGCAATTAGATGAGATGATGAAAGGCCAGATAGGTCGCAAGCGGGTTCTTATGCCTCGCCTAGATGCCGCTCGTCAAACTCGTATTAAATTTGCTACTGGTGCTAATAAAGTATTTAATATGGATAAAATGGGATCTAAATTAATTGATGATTTCTACGGATCTCCATTAACAGATGATGGTATTGCAGAGGCTTTAATTAATGGTAAAGAAGAACTTATTAATGCAGTTAAGCCTGGTGGTAAATACAATCAAGTAGGTCGTTTCTCTTCTGCTTATATTGCTAATCGTATTGACAAACTTAAAGCAAAGTTTGCTATTGCACCACTATTCAGAGATGATATGTTTGATGTAACTGCCAAAGATGCTTCAACTCAAATATACCGTTTAGCTCGTATAGTATTACCACAAAATGAATCAAAGTTAATTGCACAAGCATTTGATTCTATTGATGATACTGCTCGCCGTAAAGATGTATTTTATGGATTGTGGTCAACTATTGCAGATGCTCGTGGTTTAAATGCTACAGAACCAGGACAGATTATTGTTCGCCGATTAACTGGCAAAGGTAACGCAAAGTTTGCAGTAACTCGTAATGGAGAAAACCCTGCACGACTAGCAAATGGTGAGCAAGTAGGTCTTATTGTTTCTGATCTATCACCTATGGTTACAGCACCTAACATAGTTGATATAGATAGAGCGGCAACTCGTAGTACTTTAATCCAGAAAATGTTTGGCTTTGCCAATAAAGACTGGGTAGATAGAATGACAGGAGCTTGGTCATTTTTAACACTTGCTGGACCTCGTTACGCTCTTCGTAATGCAACTGAAGATTTAATGGTTAATATTGCTATTGGTCAATCTCCTTGGGGAATTGCTAAAGCAAGATTACTATCAACCAGATTAAATACTGCTAGGTCTATGCCTAAAGGTCTATCTACTGGTGGATTAATATCTGAGCAAAGAGCAGGAAATCCACTTGGTATTGCTCTTAGATTTTTAAACAAAAAAGAAGCAGATACTTTTGCTACAGAATTATCAACCCTTGATGATCGTATTGCTACTGCCAATAAAGAAATAAAAAATCTACGTAAGACTTTAAAAGCAGAAACAGATCCAATAAAAATAACAAATATTAAAAATCAAATAGATACTTTAAAGCAAGGCACTAAGGGCGGATCTGTATATCAGACTAGAGTGGTATTTGCTAGAGCTTTAAATGAGGGTAAATTAAATAGAGCATTTGATAGATTAGGTATGAAATCCCTGACTAAAGAAGAGTCTAAACTATTAGCAGAGCAAATTTTATACGGTGATTTAGATAATGCACTAGCAGATGTAGTAGAGGCATCATCTAACTTTGCTGTTGGTAATGACTATGTAAGATCTGCTATTGATTTCAATAGAAAGCACGGTGTTCGTACTGTAGCATTAAGGATTGAAGCCCCTTCTAATTTTAGAAGAGCTAAAGGATCTACTGGGTATAAAGAAATACCAGTTGGTCTTCAAAGTGAATCTTCATTAATTGCTTGGTTGATGCGTATATCTTATTATTCTAATGATGAGTTAGGTGCTTTAGCTGTTGCTAATTTGGATGATCCAAAGATAGCAAAAGATTTAATTAAAAAATGGTTAAAAGATAATCCTGATACTGCTAAACAATTCCGTTTGCAAAGTAATGGATTAACTGATGATGAACACGCTGATTCTATTATCGCAGCAGCCCGTCAGATTTTTGAAAAGAAAGATCCAACACAATTAAACTTAGATCTTTTAAATAAGGTTAGAACCTTTGATGATGAAAAAGGTTACTATGTAATATCTGGTAAATTATCAATGGATGATCTACCTAAATTAGAAGATGATCTACCTCAGTATGTTATTGGTCCAGAGTTAGTAGCTGTATCAGATACAGATAACTACACTACATCTTTAATGGAAAAAGGTTGGACTTGGCTTGGTATGTCCAATGCTCGTATGTCTAGAGAACCTATTGTCCTAGCAAGTATGATCAAGAATCGTAAACAGTTTAGAGAAACTGGATTTGAAGATGCTTTTATTAAAGCGCATTTAAAAGATATAGATCCCAATAATGTTAAAAAGATAGATCAAGCAACTGATGTTGCTAAAAGAAAATTAGCAGAAATTGCTGAAGAAAGAGCAACGCTACAAACACTGGCTTATGTAGATAATCCACTGGTAAGAAGCCAACTTGCTTTTTCTATTCGTAACTTTGCTCGTTTCTATAGAGCAACTGAAGACTTTTATCGCCGTATTTATAGAGCAGTTCGTTATAACCCAGAGTCAATTCAGAAAGCAGCTCTTACTTATGAGGGTGTAACCCATTCAGGATGGGTGCAAAGAGATGACCAAGGTGAACCATACTTTATTTACCCAGGAATTGAACCTGTTTACAGAGCAGTTCAAGGTGCATTACAAGGTTTAGGTATAGGTGCAGAGTTTAAAGCGCCACTTCCAGTAAATTTTGGTGCAAACTTTAAGATGTTAACTCCATCTTTAAACCCTGAGTCTTGGGTACCTACACTTGCTGGTCCACTTTCTGGTGTATCTATGAAAGTATTAACT